TGCCAGGAAGAGTCTGATGAGTTTTATTATTTCCTAACTCCGGATTTAATTTAAATTTTTTAAGTATTTTTTGCCCAAAAATTTTGTTTGATTTTTGGGAGTATAATGTAAAATTATGAGTTCCAGCTGGGGTTGATGATTGCCCTGCACCAAAATAAACAAAATCTTCACTTCCAACAACTGGACCACTCAAATATAACTTAACCTGCCTTTTATTACTTAATACTTCAACAAAATAACTACCTTCTTCCAACCCATCTATAGGACTGCCGTTGCTCACCGAATAAAAAACTTTATCTCCAGTTATGAAAGAAACTTCAGTATTAAAATCAATTATTGAGTATGATTCATTGTTAGTATCATATCCACTCAATTCAAAAACATCATACCCAAAAACATTAATCTGAATTTGATATGATGGTAAGGAATTTGATGCAACATAAAAATGATCTGGTCTTTCAATGTAAACATTTTGGACATCAGATATTAATTTATTATTTCCAAAATTAATTGGAACTATTGAAGATGATGCTTTCTTAATACTTCTTCTAATGTCATACTTATCTAAAGGATTTAATAAAGAAGTATTTGCATTAATTGTTACTACATTTCCTGAAATCGAATTAATACTTACACTTTCAAATCCAGTAACTACGACTTCTGTATTTCTTCTCAAAATTTCAACAGTATCACCAGTTTTCAAACTTGTTGAATCTATGTTAGACTTTGTTGTTATCGTATTTCCTACAAAAGAATCAATTTGGTATCTTGAACTTGTATTGTAAATCCAAGAATTGGCAAATATTTCTTTTGTTGTATCACCCAGCTCAATTACTTCTCCAAGATTTTTTGGATAAATTATATCATTATCTAACAACTCATAATTTTCGGTTTCAATATCAAGATCAGATAATACTCCAGTAATTCTAAATTCAACCTTTTTAGATGTATCACCATCTTCATATCCATAATATGTGTCGTTTGAAATTAAAAATGATTTTTTAGGTATTGTTATTGAATTTGCAGATTCAACATAACAACCTAAAAATTGATTTACACTTTTGTCAGAGTAAAAAATTTCTTGAGAATCATAAAAAATACTTCCTGATTCTGGAAATCCAATAGTAGAATCAACACTAATAACAGTCGTGCCATCTTCTAATAGAGTTACAGTTACTTCCTCAATAACTTTAGTGTTTGGTGTAATCGTAAATGTGCCAGTAACATTGGGATATGTATCATCATATCCAACAAAAAAATTAAGTTTGTAATAAGTTACACCATTTCTAGTGATAGTCTCTACTTCAGATACTGCAGCACTTGTAAATTCATCTGTTGTTTTTTTAATTGTCTGACCAACTAGTTTTGTTGGATTTCCAGAAATATTACTTATAATTGCAACGTCTCTTCTAATATATCCAGCATCAGATGGTTTAATTAAGAATTTCTCAAGATTAATTACACTTGGCGTTTCACCATACAATACATTGAAAAGTATTCTAAAAGATTCGGGAGTTCCTTTGGACTCATATAAAGTTCTCGCTTCTTTTATGAAATTTCCTGCGTCAAGACTTTCAGTAAAATCTAAACCTTCTAGTCCAGGCGTTAAACTAAACTTTATTTTCTTATAAAATTCTTGTAAAAATAAAGAACTTAAATTTTGTACTGAAGAACCCGATTTGTGAGAAACAGCAGAAGATTCAGTAAAAACTAATTCCCCGTATTGCAAATCTTTATGATAATTTGTAACACCACTAAATCCCCTTACACACCCAGTGAAAGTATTTTCAGATATAGCGGTATATGTAATAATCTCATCATCAATTTTGAAAAGACCATACTTTGCAGGAAAACCTTTAGTAGTAGATACAGAAATAGTAGTGGAAGTTGCTGTAATATCTTCTTCAAGAGATGTATAACCAATAACTACTTCTGGAGTAAGATTGTCAAGTTCAATATATTGATCTAAATTTTCAGCGATATCTACAGGACCACCCTGATACTCTTGAGAGATATAGTATTGCTTTAGAAATTCAGCAGTCTTTGGACTTTCATCTAAAATAAATTCTGGAAGCTGACTATCGATTATTTGTTGTACTTTTACTCTGGATTCAAAACCCGTTTGTATCATATTACGACCTCATTAATTTCCCGTTTGAGTAACTTGAGCGATACGAATTTTTTGTGAAAACAACTCCGGAAATATCTTCTCCAGATGCAATTGTATCTTTTATCATATTTATTTGACTTTTCGAAACATCAAAAGATACATAAAGATCTTTAAGACCAATTACGTCATTTGATTCTGGATATGCTTGTATTTCTATTAAATCATTTCCCAGTTCTGTAGATGTAATTGTAATTGTATTCAAAGTTATTTCTCCATTTGAATAATTTACAACTCCGGCAGATTCTACAACTACAAATGGAGATAATGATGCAGTAGACATTCCTGCCGAAGTTTCAATAGGTTTAACAATTGAAATAACCCCTGTTATACCATCTGAGTTTGGAGTATCTGTCAAATAAACTATATCTGGTTCATCTTTAATATTAAATCCAGTTGATTTGATATTATATCCAGATGAATTTATGTGAAACTGGTTACCAAAACATATTTCATATTGAGCTGAAGAATTTATAAGTGCTTTTAAATCTCGTCTAATTCTGACTCTAGTAATATTTGATGTAATTGCAGTATCAGTATTATCAATGACTTGAAGAAGTTTGCTATATTTAAATCTACCCCCAAATTTATTTAAATCTACGGACTGAGAGTATTTGTTAAGTGAATTAGTTACTCTTGTTTTTAAATCGGAAACGCTTCCAACTTGATTATAATTGTAGTAGATATAAGATTCAACTTCAACATATAGTATTTTAAGGTCTACTATTTTGGGACGCACTCCAGAAACACTATATTGTGTCAATTTGGATAGTATTTGTTCCTTATCAAAATCAGAAACAAATGTTCCATTTTTTGGTTTAATACTAATTGAAACAGTTCCATACTCTGGTGGAGTTAATTCTTCTCCACCAACAACAGAGACTGATTCTGCATTACCGTAAATTTTTGATTTAATAATCGTTTCATAATCACTTGCCGTCACTGCCCTATATTGTGATGAATATAATCTTGGAGCAAAATAACGAATAGAATCGATGGTTTCAATGTCAGAACCATTTTGGGCAGTTTGATTTGTAGTAACAGTTATTGTATTTGTTGGGATGATATTTCTATCATCTGCATCTTTAAATGATCCTGCAAAAGCAAAAGAATCTGCTCCATTTCCATCTTTACCACTCGTTATAATATAATTTGTAGTAATGACTGAAGAAGTTTCAAGTTTTTTTCCAAATATTCCATCACCAAAAAGAATTTGATATTTTTCATCCTGAACTTCTTGAATTAAAAATATTTCTGAATTCGAATCAACATCAAAGATGTTATCAACTAAAGAGTATGAAGATCCAAGTCCACTATCACTAATACCTTTAACATAAACTCTAATTGTTGAGGTGTCAATAAATGCATTGTCGAGGATAAATTTTTGATCTAGCGACGCATCTACCGTGAATTTTTTAGTAAGAAAAGTACCTTCTCTAATCGTAATGTTACTAAAAGTAGCAGTTCCATTAACTACGGGAACGGTAATATTTTCCGGAATAGAAAATATATATGATGATCCTTTCACAACACCTGTACATACAAGTCCTGCTTGTAAGGTTAGGGTTGAAGTATATACTGGTGTTCCGTCTTGTAATATTTGATCTGGATCTACTGATACACTAAAAGAAACTATTGCACTCGCTGCGTTTCTGGAGTATGGGACATATCCTATATTTCTTGCCAGAGAAACTACATTTTCTCTTACAGTTGCAGAATCCAAAAAGGATTCATTAACAACCATGTTGGAATTAAATGCTGTAATATATGTGTTATATGCTAAAGTGTCGATTAAAACAGAAAAATTCGATCCTTCAAAATCAAAGTCCGTAAATGTGGAGTTAGCACGGAGATAATCTTTGATTGAAGTTTTTATCTGATCGAAATCTAGATTTGTAAATTGAGTAAAAGGCATTTTATCTTGTTGCCTCTAGTATGAATGAAAATTCTTGAACTGGTAATTCTTGACCAATAATTTCAAATGTAATTGTAATTTCAAATTCGTTAAGATCTGGTATAGGATCAACTTGAACAATTACATTTGTAACTCTCTGCTCATAATTTTTAATTACTTCAATAATTTGATCTTGAATTGTAGAAGCAGTTGCATAATCTACAAAATCAAATAAACTGCTTCTTACATTTGATCCCAATGATGAATTAAAAAATCTTTCAGTAGGGATTGTTTCTATTAAATTACGAACTGAGCGAATAATTGCTCTCTCATTAATTAAAACTGGCAGGTCTTTTGTCACAGGATGTGGATCAAAAGACAAACTAATATCTTTAAATGATCTGGATATTCTTGTTACTGCCATTACATATTAAATTTCTTGGATTATTTATGTTTATTTCCAGGAAGAACCGTATCCAGGTTCAGTTCCATACTCCCAATCATCATAATCTGCATCATTACGAATTTTTTCATGAAGTTCTTGTTGTTTTTTTAGATCATGTTTTGGTGCCAAATCATGCATAATTTCTTGAATGACTCTTTTTTGAGGTAGATCACCATAGTCAGTAATCAATTTAGTAGTTCCCCACATTTCTCTCATATAGTCTTTGTTTCTATCGACTGGTAAGTTTGACATTTTGCTCCTGTTTTAATGAATAAAACAGAACTTTTATAAAGGAGGTTGCTATCTCCTTATTTCTATTTAACGATCTACTTCTCTTATGGAATAATGATCTGAATTTAAGTATTTGAGTATTTCTAACGCGATCAATTTAGGGTTTCCTTCTCCACAAGTATAAACATCTACTGCTATACAACCCTTTTCAGGCCAAGTATGGCACGAAACATGACTTTCAGCAAGTGCAATTACAACTGTACAACCTTGTGGAAGAAACGAATGAGAAAAAGTATTCAAAATTGTCATTTTTGCACGATGAATACCCTTAATCATGACGTTCTGTAGAGATTCTACGTCATTAATTAGATGAAAATCCACATTGTACACCTCTAGGAGCAGGTGTTTACCCATCGAAAACTGTTTCAATTGAGTTTTGGGGGCAAAAAATCTATTTATGTTGCTTTTCTTTAGGAGTTTGCCAGAAATATTCATCAGTATCTCCTAATCTACCCCATCGAATACCTCTTTCAATCTGAAAAACAGTTGTTGAAGTCAAAAAATCTGGCATTTTAGGATCTTGAGGAGTCAATGAAAGATCATACATCTTCATCCGATTAGTTGGATAGAGTGCAAATTGACCATTTTCAAGTTCAATGCAGTTATGTGACTTATGTTCATCTGGCATTTCACTTACGTCAGTATCAATAGAATTTAAATCTGCATGATAATTGTCTAAAGTAAAGTGATATTTGCCTTTTATGACTCCATAATTGCGAGAAAAGACTTCAAAATCCATATGTTTAATGAAATGTTTTTCAATGCATATGATTCCATAGTCCATACAATTCCAAAACTGAAGATTTGAGAGATCTAGATCTGGACTTGGAGTTTCTGGACGCGATACAAACGCACTGATGGGCAATTTATCATACATTGCACCATACTCGGGCAAATATGTTTCAAAATAAAAAGCACGTCCGGGTATCGATTTTGCCGAAACCCAAACACCTTCTACAAACTCACCATGCCCATCTTTAAGATCTCGTAAGTATTCTTTACGAACCCAAACCTTTGTCATGGGTAGATTAACAACAAGTTGACTCATACTTTAAAAATCTCTTTCTGATGGCATATAGTACATAGTCAACTCCTCTCCTTCAGAAATTTGAACTTGAGAATAAATGTCTCCTGTTCTTCTATTCCAAAAACAATTAGGAGTTGATGAATGATTGATATAATATCCTTGATAAAACATAAATGGAGGAGCATCAATATAAAATTGATTATCATAACCATCAGTCATGCCCCAAAGATATTTTTTAATTCTTTCATCCAAATCATCAAACTCATTCCAATCGAATAAACAATCATCAGTTTGTCCAATAAATTTCATGAATTCTTTACATCCCAATATCAAAGTATCTTTTGGTATATCAATAAGTGCAAAAACTCCTACACCAGCATTAGGTATTTGACTTGGTGCAAGTTTTGTTTGTTGTTCATGAATGAGTTTTTTAATTTGATTGCGATTCATCTTTTTCCCTGTCCTCTATACTTTTTACGAGCAGAATTACGAGAAGTCGCAGAATACTTGGTATGAGACCCACATCCTTGACGAGTATTCTTTGGATGAGACTCAATTACTTTACTACCGCTCAAAGATTTCTTAATTGCCATAGGTTATTCTCCAATAATTTCAGTTTCAAGATCTTCAGGTCGTGGAGAACCTGTCTGATAAAATTCAATTGACAGATCCTCCATAATATCGAAATATTCCTCCTCTGTAAGATTGGAATAAATTTTTCTTCCCTTACAGAGAATGTTGTAAGTGTCTGTTTTCATCTCAAATGATTCTTGTTTTTTCGTGCCCAACGCGAATGCGAGGATCACACCAAATTTCAAATCCTGCTTCCTTTGCATCCAAACAGAATGATACATCTTCTCCACACATGTCCTGAACCTCACCAGATTCAAAGACTTGCATTTTGGGCGCAAACCAAGGATACTTCATTTCAGGATGTTCAAAGACACCATGCTTAATCAGCAACCAACCAAAACCTGCATAATCTACAGTGAATGGTTTCCGACGCTTTGAGATACTATCTACGGTTTCATGATTCATGACACCACCATTGTTTCTGAAATCGTCTTCTTCCATCCAATGTGCAACTGAAGTCGTGTGCCCATCTTCTGTTGCATACCATCCAGAAGCAATGTCTTTGTCCATCAGAACGAGTTGCCAGAATTTTTCTGAGTTGAAAACAATGTCAGAGTCAATCCAGAGTTGCCAATCATAATTGAGTTTACCATCCCAGGGAATCTGATTCGGTCCTCTTAGAACATTTGCTCCAAGGCACTTGCACCGCGCAAAGTTCACCATGGAAGAATAGTCTTGTGAGATTTGAATGCTTGCACCGCTCTGTACCAAATCAAAACAAAGTTGTACAAAGTTTTTGAGATATGTGTATGAGACACCTCTTCCAGGAAGACAAAAGACAATTGATTTGCCTTTTACCATTTCTCTTGCAAGATTATAGTCCCACTCTTCTGTTTGTGTTTTTGTAACAGGCGATTTTGCTTTTACTGTAAAACCCTTGGCCATTTCGATCAATACTCCAATAAGTGTTTATAAGTTTTGTTATTTACAATATAAGAAATTGTAGAACGATTTACATTATACATGTTTCCAAGTTTAGTCATTGTAAATTTGTTGGACTGATGTAATTGTCTAATTTTAATTACATCATTATCTTTGAGTTTAGATGCCCCATTATTTTCACCTTTTTGATTTCCTGTATAACATCTTCCTTTTTTAACTTTGTCTTTTACGTTATCAAGATTTGTTCCGGCAAATAGATGTAATGGATTCACACATTTACGATTGTCGCATTTATGTAGGCAATGTAAATCATTTAATGCAATTCCATAATGCATTTCATAGATAAGTCTATGTGCTTTGTATGCTTTCTTATTATAGGAAAATGCACCATAACCATAAGAATCTAAACCTCCTTTCCATTCCCAACAAGTATTGTCGTCAAGAATATCTGGTAGATATTTGTAAAATCTATCTATTAAATTCATAAAAAGATAAATGTGCTTTCATATCATACATCATTATCTATAAGAAGTCAATCCGCCTCTGAGAGGATGATTTCAGATCCATCCAATGTAAATTTGATCTTTGTATCTTCATACCATTCAAGTTGATTCATAATTTGTTCTGGGATTGTAATGAAGTATTGTCCACTGATTGGATCGACCTCTATGGACTCAAAAATATCCCCGCGATTTTTTTCCATTGTTGTAAATTTAAGTTTCGATTTTTATATATGTGAGGTTTTTGTAAGTTTTTATACTGGGAAAAATTTTTTGTTTTCAAGGGTTTATTTTTTTCATTATGAGTCTTATA